GTTGTGGTTACTAAACGGACCGAAGAAGCCTGTCGTGAGTATTTGACTAGAGAGTATGGAGTAGAGCCTGTTGGTAGCTGGGAATACGTTACTGTATAAAACGGTTGACCAAAAATGCCCAATTTGCTATAATACTTGTATAGAAACTAAAAAGGAGTCCGGAATGAAACTAATGATTACCACCCAAATTCAGGAAAACTACGGTGCCCACGATTGGGACGGCACAGGTTCTTGCCCTCAGTATTGGAAGTTCAAGGGCGGTAATGATTACTCATATTCGTTGGGTTCACATCTACGCAATCCAGAAGCTCTTGCCGAGTTGGTAGAAGCTTTCCGTGGTCAAATCGAGTGTGACAACGAAGCTTTCCGTGAATACATTATTGGTTGGTCTGTCGAAGCCGATGATTACCTTACTGACTTTGAACAGAGCCAGTTGGAGTATGATGGCGAGATCAAGTATCGCACCACAGAATTAAAATTGTTGGAGGCCGCATAATGGCAAGTAAGCACATTGAAGGCCTGGCAGTAGAGATTGCATTGTTGAGCAATGAGTCACTTTACCAACTGGCCCAAGAATTGGTAGCACGATACAACGAACGTGCTGATTACTTGGACATGATGATCAAGACTGAGTTCCAGGAACAGTTGATGTCCTATAACGAACGCCAGGCCCGCAAAGTCAAAGTGACCCAGGCCATTGCAAAAGAATTGAGTGGAGCATAACATGTCTGAAATTAAACTTGACGGTTTGAACCAACGCCAGCGAGTGTTGGCCGACATCATGTGGAGTATCGAGGAGTGGAACGATGTGGAGCGGTTCATTGCTACCCTGCCCAAACGCGAACGGATCGAGTGCGAAGGTATTGTAGAAATGATGCGTATGGAATTGGTAGAGAGCTATCGCAAGGGTATGAATGTTGAAACTACAATAGAAGCCTCCCGGCTGATTGACAAGATTCGCAAACTCTAATACAATGTAACTTAGAACATAGGAGTCGCAAATGGGTTTTTTTAAAGATATTGAAATTGAAATTATGGATTGGCAAGACCAAGGTCGTAGCATTCAAGACACTTACATCTACTTTAAAGACTATGTGACCTATGAAGATGTAGTTCGTATTTTTGCCCGTGACTGTGATGAGGCAACAGTATAATGAACTTTAGTTTCAATCCTAATAACAGTAAACCTTTGTATAGCATTCGCTACACAATGAAACCTGATCAAATCTTTACTTTTGTGTCCGGTCTGCATGACATACAGTTAGATATGATAGATGAGGCCGTTGCCCGCAAAGAAAAGGAAGGCTTTCCAGAAGCCTCTGTAGTGATTAAACACATCATGGAAAAGAAATGAAAGCGGGTTCTTTTCGACATTGGTGTAGTGAAAAATGGTTTGAGCACAAAGATGAACTTGAAGCCTATGGTCATCCAGTGTGTTACACTGCCAAAGAATATTTTATCAAATACAAATATTGGCTTAAACGTGAATATCGTCACCAACAGAAAAATGATTAAACAAATTGTTCTTGCTGGCGCAATTGTGTTAAGTGGATGTGCTACTCAAACACCTGCACCAACCTACACAAGGATGCCACCCACAGTAACAACGCCAGCCGTATTGCCTTATTATGTAATGGACACGTTCAAAGCAGATTGTTTGTATGGCGATAGTCAACGACGTTTCCTCGAAGAAAGAATTAGAGAATATAACCAGTATCATCAAACTCGGCCAGTCACTGAGCAAGGTCGAGATTACTACACTAAATTAAAAAATGCACTATGGGGATTGAGATCAGCATGTGGCGCAAACCGATAATTGTATTGACCATGGCAGTGTCAGCCAATGCACAGGCGCAAGCAGATTGCTATGTTAGGTCAGCAATGACCAATCAAACAGCCATAAAAATTACCAGCATAGCCGATGTGAAACCTTGGGTGGTGCCAATCTCGGCCACACAAAACAAGTGTATAGTGAATTTTAGAGCGCAAGTAAATGGAGAATGGATCACAGCCGAAGGTGAAAGTGTTGGGCCAAAAACTCTAAGTGAGGCCATGCTGTGCAAGGGTGCAATGGACCAAGGGCGCACTCAAATACTGAGTCGTGCTGATGGCAAGACTTTGTCGTTGGAACAAAATATGGTATGCACGGACCAGACCTTGCCCAAAATACGCAAAGTTGAAGTGGGCGATAAGGTGTTAGAAAGTGAAGTAAAACCACATCCACATTTTCCAAAACGATTTGTTTATCATAATGCTACCTGCCGTTGGTTTGCCGAACCCATAGTTCGAGCCAATGATCTTCGACATCAGCAGGGCATTATTTGTCAGATACACGACAACGAATGGCAAGTGGTTGACAAATGGTAGTCTTTGTAGTATAGTATTGTTATTGTAACCAAACCTTAAAGGTGATTGAATGAAAAAATTATTGATAGTAACAGCAATAGCAGGTATGTTGACTGCTTGTGGCACAACCAACAACACTGCACAACTTCAGAATAGTGGAGCACCACAAGCTTCGCGAATGGCCGCGGCTATTAAAGAAGCTCCCGAATGGATGAGCAAACTGCCCAAGGCTCCTGGCTATGTGTTTGAAAACGGAACTGCTACCAGTAGCGATTTTGGATTTGCTGACATCAAGGCCAAGACCATTGCATACAGTAAGATTTGTACCAGCGCAGGCGGCAAAGTTCGTAGCCAGACCAAACTGTATCGTGCAGACAACGGTGATGCTGGCACAGAGTCAAGTGAAATGGCCGTCCGTAGCATGTGTGCTGACGTAGATATCTCTGGTGTAGAAACTGTAGAAATGAAACACGTGGCTGAAGGCAATCGTATTCGTACCTATGTGCTGGTTGCCTTGTCGCTTAATGGCAATGCAAACAAGAACACCAAACGCAGTGCCAAAGAAGCATTTAAAGAGCTCGACGAAATGGCTCGTGAACAAAACGGTGTTGAAGTTACACCAGTGCCTTCACAACCAGCTCGACCAGTCAGTGTAATTCAACCTGATGGTGCACCTACTACTCTTAATTTGTTGCCGGTAGAAAATGAAGAGTATAAAGCTCGTCGTGCAGAAGCCTTGAAAAAGCCAGGTGCTGTAATTGGACAAATTACTCTTGCCAACTGATCAATGACCAAAGAACAACAATTGATGTGGGATACGCTGTCAGCTGATCCTGTAAGATTGTGTCATGTGTGGGCTCAAGATATTTTACAATCCAAACGGACCATGCATCGCAAGGCCGACAAGTATTTAGGACAGGCACTTGATTTGTTTACTGTTGAAGACATTGCTTCTATAGTAAAAACCTGGATTAAACGTTATGACATGCCACTCAACCCTAGCAAGTTGACAAACTACGAAACGTTTCATCGCAGATGCGGGCCGTATGTTTTTGCAAATTCGTGTTCGATCAAAGGTTTTGTATGAAAAAGATTTACTATGAAAAGAAAGGTCGTAGATATGTTCCAGTTGCAGAATATGACAGCGACTATTTGGATAGCTTTCCAAAGGGCAATCACTTGGTTATGTGCTATCCCGGAGGTAGTAGTCGTCGTTTTTGCATTGATCCTGCTCTGGCTCCAATGATTGCAGCCGGCCGGTATGCAGAAGAAGCGATCTGCGAAGCGATGCGTGAGGCAAGTGAATTACGTCCACAACAAACTCCTATCACTTTGGGACAAAAGAAAGCATGGGAAAAGTTGGCCAAAGAATTTGGATCTGACCTTGCTACATTGTCTGGTTTAAGTATTCGTGATTGTGCAGAAGCAGGCGTCAAGGCCATGCAAGCAGAAGCTGATAAATTGATGAAACATGCAAGTGTGCGACAAGCATACGATCAGTTCCTTTTGGTGTGTGAATTAGCATCTAACAAAACAGAGTAAATACATGAACACTATAAATTTTTCTAGTGATCAATTTAATGAGATCAAAGTGGCCGCAGACTGGATCAGAGACCTAGAATCAAGCGACAGCCGTTTACACAAAGAATCAGTAATTGAAAAAGCATTGATGGCTAGTAAGCTAGGGTCATCAAATGCTCAATGTTTCTTGTTCAACTGCTATCAGGCCTACAACCCCTATTATGTGTTTGGCGTAAAAAAAGTTCCTGAGACCAAAGGACTCGACGGCAAGTCTAATCCGTGGCCAAAGTTCTGGGCCATGTTGGAAGGTCTACGCACTAGAAGTCTTACTGGACACAATGCCAAAACTGCCATTGAATTTATGAGTGA